CTGCTCGTCTCGGACTTCTTGTTGTACTTCGCCAGATGCTTGAGGAGATTGCCCCGAACCGCCGACACGTCGGAGTCCGGGATCTGCGTTTTCTCCTGCCCCACACGCGACAGAGCGGCCCTCACGCCGCTCGCGACGGCTGGCCCGATGGTTGCCCCGCCTTTGTGGTGAGGGAGCTTGTAGGACCCCTTGTTGGTCGGATCTCCCTGCGGGTCCTTCCAGGCATACATCTGCGAGAGGGTCGACGCGCTGGCGTTGGACGGGATCTTGCCCGTCTCGGCGCCCGCGTCCCACGCTCCGCCGACTACATCGGTGTCATGGTGTGGGGTGGCTGGCACGCTGAATCCGGCTTATACCACCTTCTTGGCCAGAATTGGAAGGTGCGCCCCGGAGGGCGCACCCGTTAGCCGAATCCTCGATCTACGACCGGATCGCGGCGGCCTGGTCCTGGCTCATTTGCCATATCGCTATGGCAGCCTCGCGGACGGTCGCGAACTCTCCAACGTGCAACCCCTGGAACTTGGCCCAATATTTGCCAACTAGCCGGTAAATCGTGCCGCACTCCGGGTCAAAGCCGATGTCCTTGTTCTCGTGCATGTCCAGGATCTCGCCGATCTTGGTCCGGTTCAGGTCCAGCACGTCGAAATTGCCCTCGGCGTCTCCGGCGGACGTGCGCCGCAAGTAGCCGTGCTCAGCGGCCGGGCGTGGGGTGGGTCGTGGCATTTGCTTAGCTCCTCGGGTTGGGGTGGATTGCCATACCTCCAATATAGCGCACCCCGCGCTGAAGGCAAGCCTACTTGGCCACTTTTACGAACTACTTACTTTTGGCCGAGAGGCGCGTCCGACCGGTCGGATTCTCAGGCCGGGGTGAGGTGATACTGGCGGCCGCCCTCGACCACGATCAACTCGCCCTTCTGAGGCGGAGCGGGCGCCTGCTCCGGCTCCGTCTCGAACTGAGAAGGCGGCTGGCCCGGCTGTCCGCCCGGCTCCGGTGTCGCCGTCTCCGGCTGCGCTGGCGCGGCTCCGCCCTCCGCCGCCAGGCTCATCGGCGAGAGGTTGTTGGTCGGCATCCAGTACTCGTCCATCGCCGGAACGTCAACCTGAGGCAGGTTCAGGACAGCGCGGCCCTCGTTCGGCGAGAGCAGCGCGGTCGCGATCGCATCCCGCAGCGCGTCGATCTCCTGAAGCCTGTCGCCGCGCAGGACGCCGCCGAAGTCGAACTCAACGAAGATGTCGTCCTCCTGCAACAGGTCGCGCACGATCTGCGCGTTGATGCACTGCTCCAGCAGGATCAGCGGCGGCCCCAGGCAGTCGGTGTACGTCATCTCACGCTGAACGCCGATGTTGGCGTACGTGGCGCGGTCCAGGATGCCCATCAGCGGCGGCGGGATCAGGTAGACCGCCGCGACCTCCTCGCGGCTCAGCTTGCGCTGCTCGACCAGCGCCGCCTCTACCGCCGTGCCGCCGATCGGCTTCCAATCCAGACCCGGAGGAAGCAGCGCTGGCTTGCCCATATTCTCCGGGCCGCCGTAGAGCTGGTCGATGTCCAGCCGGAGCTGAGCCATGATCGCGCGCCGCTCCTCCGGCTTGATGCCCAGGAACGACTCTTGCGCAACGATCGCTGAGGGCGGTCGGCCGCCGTGGACGAACACTGAGCGCTGGTAGCGCTGCGCCGCGTCCTCGATCTGGATGCTCGTTCCCAACTGCATCAGCGGTGAGGTGCCGATCGGGCCGATCGGCGACCACCAGGCGAGGTGCAGAACCTTGTCGATCGACTCCTCGCTCATAAAGACCGGGGTGTCAACGTCAAACTGGAATCCCTCCAGACTGGCTCGCCACGGCATCAGCGGCCGCGTGAAACGCCAGTCCTTCGGGGTCAGCGTGATCGCGCCAGAGCGGTTAGAGTCGTTGACCACCGAGACGCTGTTGCCGTGGACCAGGATCGGCCCCAGCAGGTTCATGATGAGCTGCGCCGCCGTCCCGCCCGGCCACGGGTTCTCCAGCATCGTCGCGATCGGGTGATCCCCGCTCCGCACGCGCTGGCGGTCGTTCGGATCGTCAGAGCCACGCTGATAGGTCTTCAGCGGCACCCGGACCGCCCAGGTGAGCATCCGCATCACAGCGGCCGCGACCCACGGCTGGCTCTGGAAGATGCGCGCGAAGGACACCGCCCGATGCCCGATCAGGCCCAGAGCGGTCGGGAAAGTGGGGACAAACCCAGCCGAGTAGCGCAGATCGCCGCGACCCGGACCGACCTGGACCGGGATCACTCCCGTCCCGGCGTCGTCCGGCGTTGGCCAGACGGTGCCCTGCGCGTGTCGTCCGGCCCTCGCGGCATCTAGCCGCTGGATGCGCTGCTCGCGCTCCGCCGGACTCTCCACGCCCGGAAGCGTAACTCACGCAGAGGCGAAGGGAGCGCAGCCGTTTCCGGCCGCGCTCAACCCTCTGGCGTGTCCACCCCTGGACACACCTTGCGCCGGGTGCCCATGCCCGGCAAGTCTTACTTCTCGGCGGCTTCGTACTCCAGGCTCAGGCCCGTCGCGTCGGACAGGCGGCCAAGCACGTCGTCCACATTCACATACGGGTTCTTGCCCGCTGCCAGCGGTCCGAATTTGTCGCTGTGCAGGTAGGTCCGCAGCCAGGCCAGGCCCTCCTCATATCCGGCCAGCGCGGCTTCGGCCTTGCGGGCGCGAAGCTCAAGGTCCTGGACGTACTTCGGAGCGTTGGGGCTAAGCGTGCTCATCGCCGGGCCGCCTTCCGGGCCTGCACTTCCTGGACCAACTCGCGGACCGTAAGGTCGTAAATCGAGGAGGCCGGATCAACGTCGGCGAAGTACTCATCGAGCATAAACGCGACGACACGGTTTAGGAGCATGTCGCGGACGGGCCGGTCCATGCCGCTCTCGTATTCGGTAGCACCAGTTTGCATTTCGTTTCCTTCGGTGTTGGGGTGGATTGCCATACCTCCAATATAGCGCGTTCAACGCGTTTGTCCAGTGTTCTTATGATGTCCTTCGTCAATGACGCCGATGACGCCAGATCGCCGCAAGACCCTCTTGCGGTTCCTGCGCGGCGGCCTCCCGCTCGACACCTCCGCGCGGCTCGCCGGAGTCGACATTGACGACGTGGCCGAATGGCAGCGGCTCTCGACCCAGCGCAAATCCGGCTTCGTCAAGCTGAACGCCGAGATCGCCGAAGCGATGGCTGAAGGCGAAGCCATCCAGGTCGCCCGGATCTCGGAAGCCGGGAAGACCTCGTGGCGCGCGGCGGCGTGGCTGCTTGAGCGCGTGCATCCGGACCGTTGGGGTCCGACTCTGCCGATTGAGGTGCCCGATGCGCCGCCCACGACAGCGGACGACCTCCCGGGCCTCTAGGCAGCCCGAACGGGCGCCGGAGAAGGACTGCCTGGAGCACTTCGAGAAGTTCTGCTTCGCGCTGCGCCTCCAGGACACGCTGGCGCCGTTCAGGCTGGAGGAGTACCAGCTTGAGGCGCTGGACGACTACTTCAACCACGGTGCGCTTGAGCATCTGTGGGAATGGCCGACCGGGATGGGCAAGAGCACGCTGCTCGGGGCGTTGTGCCTGCACCACGGCACGTTCGTGCGGATCAACCCGCGCGTCATCATCCTCGGCGGGTACGGCGGCCACGGCAAGCACACGCTGAGGGCGGCGTCGTGGTTCGTCTCCCAGAACCGGACGCTGCGAGAGTGGTGGGTGCCGCAGGAGTACGGCATGGGCCGGATCAAGTCGATGATCGCGGAGGACGTGCAGGGCGTGATCCTCGTGTCCTCGGCAGGCCAGCGCAAGGCTCAGGGCGGCACCAGCCAGGAAGGCGAAACACCGTCGTTGATCGTCGTGGAGGAGCTGCACCGCCATGAGGACAACGGCGCCGCCGTCCGCACGCTCACGTCGAAGGTGCAGAAGCGGACGGTCGGCCGCCACCGGGTGCGGATCGTTCACGTCACGACCGCCGGGGATGTGCTCGACAGCCCTCTTGGCCGAATGGAGAAGCGTGCTTTAGCTGGCCAAGTGGCGCGGCCGAAGCCGGACTTCTACTACACCCGCGCGGAGGACGCCGAAGGCGACCTGGTGATGCACCAGTACGCCGTCCCGGAAAAGATCGAACCGCCTCAGGCGGACGCCACGCCGCAGGAGCTGGATGTCTACCTGGAGGAGGTGCTGAAGGCGAACCCGGCCAGCTTCATCATCAAGCAGAACCTGCGCCGCTCGTGGAAGGCCAGCTCGTCGGAACCGTGGGTCTTCCAGCGGCAGCACGCCAACCAGTGGGTCGTGCAATACCAGTCGGCGTTCAGCCGGTACAACTGGAGTCAGTGCGCGGTGCCCGGGCAGGTGATTCCGCGTGACGCCAGGGGCGTCGTGGTCGCGCTCGACACCGGGGTGAACTGGTCCTCCACAGCGATCATTCCGGTGTGGGTGTCGGAGTTCACCGACATCGTGACCACGGCGCACGGCGTAATCCTGTCCTCGGAGGACCGGCGCGGCACGAAGCGCCGGATTCGCAACGCGATCGACGTGATCGTCTCGATGAAGGAGCTGTGGCCGGACCTGCGCGTTGTCTTCGACCGGAACATGGGCGGCGGTTTGATCGCTGAGGAGATGGAGGAGGACTACGGCCTTGACGTGATCGACCACGGCCAGGGGACGCCGATGGAGTTCTCGTCAATGCTGATGGGCGAGCTGATCGCTCAGCACCTACTGCACCACGACGATCAGGAAGACATCACCGCGCACGTCCTGGCGGCGTCCGCCAGGCCGACGTTTCACGGCAAGCGCTGGCGGATTGACAAGCCGCGCTCCGGTGAGCCGATCGACGCGGCCGTCGCGATGGCGATGGGCGTCTGGGTCGCCTACCAGGAGAACCAGGGGCGGATCAACCTGGAGGACTGGCACATTCAGTCGCTGGACCGGGACGACTGATGCTTCACCTCATCGAGGGGATCGAAGTCGCGGTCATCGTCGCGGTTCTGGTCTGCGCGATCATCATCGGCTCCGCGAACCGCTGAAGCGCGAAAGGCCCGGATCTCTCCGGGCCTTTCTGGAAGTTTCCCCCCGCTGGCCTGCTTACTCAGGTCCGTCGACCCGACAATCGGTTAGCCAGTCCGTGGAGGTTTGTTCCGTCAGTACCGACCCAGCGATCAGGTCGGATCTACTCGCTACTGCGGCCCTCCAGCTTCGCCGGGGGGTTTCTCTCCCCGACCGGGGGTACTCTCGTGTGGGCGGCGCCTGCGGCGGCCAGCTCCAAAACTTTGCGCGGAGGGCGGCCCTACCAGCCGCCTTTGCCCGCGACTCACTCCCCACTTTGGTCGGGCGATGTAGGGGTTAGCCCGTCCTGCTGGACATAAGCCGCCGGGTTTCTGGCCTTTGGCCCGGACCGTGGTCCGTGTCCGTCGTATCAGCGGCTTTTGCTGTGCGCCGGGTGCCGCTGGACCCGGGTCCACTTCGCCAGTAGGACCATCGGCCCCGGATCACCGTCCGGGTGGATAAGGGTTTCGGATGCGGCGGCTCGTGTTCGGTGGGTTTCCCCGGCGGGCGGGTTAGCCGGTGTTGCCTTGCGCCCCTCGCGGGTGGTACTTCGCGCTAACGACGGCTCAGGCTCCTGTCCCTGCCGAGCACTTGCCTTGTGCTCCTATGTCCTTATACCGACAGTATGGCATCCCCTGCGGAGTTTGTCCAGAGATTTTCCAAGTTCTTCGTCACTTCTTCGTCAGTGCCTGAGCGGCCTTGCGCGCCCTGGCGCCGTTCAGTTCACAGCCGTAGAACGTGAGGCCCAGCCGGATCGCCGCGCTCGCCGTGAGGCCATTGCCGCAACAGGGGTCCAAGACGATGCTGCGCTGGCGGCACACGGAAGCAAGCACGCCCTCAACCTGCCTCAGGCCGCCGTAGCGGGCGTCTGGCGGCAATTCATACCCGCCCGCGACGCCTGGCCTGCAATGCGCTGAAATCAGCCTACAGGGCCGCCCACGGCCGTAGGAGGTGGAGTGAATCGCTACGTCCTCCAGCTCCTGCCGCATCAGCTCGGCGGTCCGCTCGGCGTGCTGGCGACCCATCTCGATGAACACCCAGCCGTCGACGTAGGACGACGCGATCGTCACCAGGCTCAGCATGAACACCTCCCAGCGCAGCGGCTCGACCTTCACGCCGGTTTGCCGCCGGGCGAGGTTCGCGAACGTCGCCATGTGCGCGTCATCCCACGGCGGGTCGGCGTAGAGCACATCGGCCTTCTGGTGCGCGCTGAGCCGCAGCGCGGTCGGCGCGTCCTCGATCGAGCAGACCGACAGCCGGTGCGGCGGCGGCACGTTCAAATCGGCGCCTGGTCGGGGTGCTCGTCCATGTACGCGCGCCTGATCCGGCCCATCCGCTTCGTCTCCCAGGCGCGGCGGTACTCCACGTCCTTGAACAGCTTCGAGAAGCCGGTGACGTGCTTGAGCCGGATCACCTCGTCCGCTTCCATCCCCAGCTCACGGCAGACCTCCTCGTCGGTCCAGCCACCCGACAGCAGCTCAAACACGAGCTGCCCCATCCCGGCCACCTGATGTTTGCCGCGCGCCCGGTTGTGGCGGACGGTGGAAGCCATGAGGTCGTTCGTGGTCCGGCCGACCAGCTCCACGATCGGCAGCATGTCAGCGGTCGACTCCCGTATATCGGCGTACTCAACGGCCACACGCCAGCGATGGAAGCCATCAACGACCACCCAGCCGTCGCCGTCCCGCACGGTGACCACGGGTTGGGTGAAGCCGTCCGCCCGGACAGAGACAGCCAGTAGATAAAGCTCACGCGGCGCCGTCCGATTCGGGTTCCAGTCGTTCGCCTTCACCCGGTCCAGCGGCACCCATTTGACGTGGCTTACGGGGTGCCGGTTGACCTTCTCCTGCCATGTACTCCCATTGGGCGTCCATGAAGCCCTGGTTTCGGATGATGTGCTCAAGTTTCGCGCCCTCCCAATCGTTCGTGAGGATGCATTTGACCTCGGCCTTGTGCAACCAATCGGCATAACGTCCGGGCGGTGTGCGAGCGTCTGCCAGTTCAAAGACGTGCGCCATCCCGGCCTGGTACTCCGGCCCGACCACCGTCTCCAGCAGATGGTCGCGGTACTCGCGCCAGGAGTCGAACATCCAGGGCAGCGAACGCGGGAAGTAGTCATCCCAGCCCATCTTCCCGGCCATGTCGATCCCGCCGACGCGCTCGACCAGAGCGGCGTAGGTGTCCGGCTCGACCTCCTGGAGGAAGAACAGTTGCCACACCGCCGTCTCGTGGTGGAGGTTCGAGATCCGCATCTTGTGGATCGGCACGCGCGCCTGGTACATCAGGTCATACACGGGGTTGTACGGCAGGTCGTTTGACTCGATGTAGTGCCACACGTCCTTCAGCGTCCAGTCGTACAGCGGGTAGAACGTGTACTGCTCGCGCTCCTTGCTCATCACCGATCCCCAGGTGATCCACTTGTACGTCGCGTACGTCGTCAAGCCCATCGTCCGGGTCCTCGCCTCCTCGCAGCGCACCGCCGAGATCGAGCACGCTTTCTGGTCGCCGGAGTGGTGACGCAGCGCGCCCTCGAACAGCCTGTGAAAGCGGTCGGTCCCGTACGCGTTCTCGGTGAGCGCCAGCGGGTGGTGCGGCCGCATCCAGGTCTTGCCGGGCGCCCAGGCGTCCAGCCAGTGATCGGTGCGGCTGGTGGCGTTGAAGATCCGGAACGGGACCTGGAGCCAGATCGGGTTCACGTCCGGGTGCGACATCCACTGCTCGATCGTGTCTACGGTTCCTTGCCATTCGGCTTCCTGGTCAATCCAGAACACGTTGAGCGGCAGCCGGTCCTTGGCTCTCGCGACCTCCAGCGCGAGATGAAACAGGACGGTGGAGTCCTTGCCGCCGCTCACGGCGATCCAGAACCACGGGAACTCGTCCATCAGCCACGCCAGCCGCCGTTTGGCCATCTCCAGCACGGTCGGACCTCGGAACACCTTGACGCCCTCGCCGGTCCAGTACGGCTTCACGTCCTTCTTGGCCAGATGCGGCATTGTCCGACTTCAGGCCACGAAGGTGCGGCTCTGGCGGTGCGGATGGCGTCCAGGCCCGCCGATCATCGACTTCGCCTCCCGATGCTGAACCAGCGACGGCACCACCAGCCAGTAGCGGTGGATGAACGTCTGCATCGCGTAGTCAAACGCCTCCTCGTCGTGCCCGCGCTCGTCCCACCACGCCTTCAGGTGGTCGTGCAGCGGCCTCGCCATCGCACCCGGCACCCAGAAGCAGATGCAGTAGTAGAACGTCCGGCCTGCCATCCAGCGGCTGCCCACCTCGGCGTCGGCCTTCAGCCGGGAGAAGCCCTGTATCACACGGTCCGGATGTTGCGATCGCTCCCACTCAGCTTTGACTTCCCAGCGGCTCGTGAGGATCGCGTCGTCCTCGAAGTGCCAGGCGCCCTCGTCACCCTGCAACAGCAGCGCCCTGAGCATCGTGTCGTACGCCGAGTGATGCCGGTCCAGGACCAGTTCGGCCTGCGGCAGCTCCTCAGCAAGGCCCTCCGCCCACCTCAGGCGCTCCAATTCCCACGGAACGGTCCGGATGATGCTTTTCACGGCACGAAGGTCGGCGATCGGCGCTCAGCGTACTTCCGGTGCAGCCTGACCGAGAAGTTGGCCCGGTGGTTGGCCAGTGAAGGCACGATCTGCCAGTAACGGCCCTCCGTCGCCCTCAGGAAGCCCTGAATCAGCGGATCGGCGCCCTGGAGGTGCGTTTTGGCGGTTTTCTGCCCATTGAGGCCGATTTGACGGTCCCAGGAGTCGCTGAAGGCCAAAATCTCGCCCGCAACACTCCCCGGGTAGTAGACGCACAGGTTTGACCCCCATTTCGTCCGCCAGCGCTCGCCGTGAGCCACGTCAGCGCGCTCGGTGGAGTAGCCCTGAAGGATCACGCCGGGATGGCACTGGACGGCCCAGGCGGCTTTCTGCTCGAACCGGGAGGTGAGTTCGGCATCGTCCTCGATCGACCAACCGCCGCCCGCTGCCTCACAGCGTCTCAGGGCCTCCAGCAGACCCTCATAGCCGGTCGGGTCCTTGGCACGGTCCACCTCAGGTCGGCCGTCCTCGACCAGCTCGGCGCCGCTCAGGGCCTCTTGCAGCTCGTGCGCCCACCCGTAACGCTCCTGATGCCAGGGAGTCGTGCGGATGAAGTACACGGCCGGAGCCTAGCTCACCGAGAACCGCGAAAAGGCGGACCCGAAGGCCCGCCTCTCGGTCCAGCTCGGAACATCAAACGGCGGCCAGTCCGCGCTGCTCATAGGCCGCACGGATAGCCCGCAGCCGCGCCGGGGTGCGCTCCGTGCGACGTACGTCATCGCGCTCAAAGCATGCCTTGCCGCCCGACAGGTCGATCACGTCGTCAATCAAGTCACGCACAGCTTTGGCGGTCGGGTAATCGACGCCGTAGTTGTAGCCGAGAGGCGCCCGCGAGCGCTCGCCCGTCTGCCACCGCGCATACGCGCGGGCATAGCGAATTGCATCGTCCATCTTTCACCTCCTTCGGTGTGGATTGCCTTACTCGAAGCATAGCCCGCACACCCGGTTGGATGGCCACGTCTTAGAGAGGTCTTCGTCAGCGGAAGTCGGCCGCGTAGTGAGCCAGCGCCAGCGCCAACGCCTCGTTCTCGGTGTCCGGCCGTCGCCGGAAGACCGCCAGGCTGCCCGCCTGCGCCGCGCGCTGTAGATGCGCCTCCAGCGACCAGTACCCTCGGCGCCGCGAGAAGTCGTGGACGGCGATCGGCACATCCCAATGCAGCGCCGCGTTCAGCGCGCACGCCACCCTGAAGCGACCGTCCACGAACACGAGATCGGGCATCGTGTCATCGCCTGCGCTCCAGTAATCCGGCCAGCGCCAGCCCGCATCAGCGCGCCTCGGTGCGCCGTACTGACCGATCGGGCCGATGTCGACGTAGCGCATGTCAAGCCGATCCTCGAACTCTCCGGCCTGCTTGAGCACCCGGCGGACCCACATGCCGTCGCTCTCCACAGAGGTCACATGGTGGCCGTGGTGCAGCAGCATGATCGTTGAGCCGCCGGTCCCGAATTCCAGGACGTGTTCTCCGGCCAGCGACAGGAGCGCCGCGCGCTCGCGCTCGGTGAGCGCCGGGTCCAGGCTAGGCTGCGTCAACGTCCAGGCGGAGCTGGTCGCGGTCGCAGAACTTGCCGTGGTAGGCGCCGCCGGTCGCCTCGCCCAGGGCGCAGCAGGCGGGTGGCTCCGGGTCGCGCCCGGTGAGCCACTTCGGCCCGTACTTCGGCCGCCCGTCGTCATCGACCTCGGCGCGGTTGATGATCGTCGTCTCGATCGCCCACGCCTCGATGTCGTCGTCCTGAGTCCTCATCGTCCAGTAGCGCCAGCCGTCGACCACGAAGTAGCAGACGATCCGCTTTTTGCCGAACGGCTGCCACTCGCCATGCCCACGGATCAGCTCAACCATCGCCAAGAAGGCGGCGTCGTCTTCGTGCCACTTCCGCAGGTTGTACTCGTGCGGCAAGAACCTCTGGGAGCGGGCGAACTGCCACTTGTTGGCCTCGATGAACTCACGGGCGGAGGCTATGGCCTCCGCCCGGCTGTCGTGGTGCTCGTTCAAGCTCCGGGTGTTCACGGCTTCGGCACCCCGCGCGGGATGTCGAGCCGGTCAACGACCTGGAAGCGCAGCGCCTTCGCGCAGCTCTCGCAGTAGCGGCCGCCCCATCCGCCGGGATGGGGATCGACCGCGTACACGACCGCAAGCTGGCCGCACTCCTGCTCGCACGGGGTCATGCCGCCTCCCCCATGTCACGCATCATCGCCCGCGCCTCGGCGATGCTGTCGGCGATGCCGAAGTCGACCATCGCCTGCGCCTTGCTCACGCGCTTGCGCGGCTTGCGGACCGGCTTGGCCTTGGCGGCCACGATGGCCGCGTCCCGCGCGGCCTCCATCTTGCGGACCTCGTCCGCGAAGTCGCGGCACCACTCAACGGTGTCGCCGCACACGGGGCAAAAGGTGGGGATGCTGGTGGCCATTGTGGCCTCCTCTCTAGCGGGAGTCCCGCTGTAGGGTGTGGGGTGGATTGCCATACAAACAACATAGCACGGCCGCGAAGATTACTTGGCCACTCTTACACGACTCCTACATTTGGCCAAGAAGCCTAGAGCTGGACCGCGAAGGTCGCGCCGCAGTCCGGGCACGTGACTTCTTCGGTCCGCTCCTCGTTGCCGCTGAAGGCGGAGTCCAGCTCGTCCTGTCGCTGGTCGATCTGCTCCTGCGTCGGCTCCTTCATCGCGCCGTCCTTGATCCCGGCGGTGTCGCGCAGCAGACGGTCAAGCTCCTCGCCGATGTCCAGCTCGCTGAGCAGACTGGTCAGGCTGGCCTGGTCGGCGATCGCCAGCGAGCTGATCGGGTCCAGGGACGCCAGGACCAGCGCCTCCTCATCCGGTGACAGCTCGACGTAGTCGACCGGGATCGAAGGCTCTCCCTGAGAGATCGCCAGGCCGACACGAAGGTGGCCGTCCACGACGTGGCCCGTCACCTGGTTGACGATCACGCTGGTGACCCAGCCGACCTTGTCCAGCGCCTGCTCCAGCGCCTTCTGCTGGCGCCTCGGATGAACCCGCCAGTTCGCCGGATTCGCGAGTAGCTGGTCGGGCGCCTCCTCACCGTGACCCACGATCCGGGATTGCCAGCGCTTTGTCTCCGTCGTCACGTCGGCGGAGACTATCGCGCTGGTCGGACGTGCTCACGCAGAAGGCAGGAAAGGCGGCCCTCCAGCCGCCTCATCCTGCCTCGTGGTTTATGCGACTGCGCCGCGTTCGCGCGCGATCGCGTAGTCGTGGTCAGTCGGGATGCCCAGCCGCAGGCGGCCCAGGTCGACCATCCGGCTGCCGGACTTCAGCCACCGGGTGTAGTCGGCGACCCGCTCGACGCTCAGGTTGCCCTTCGCGTATTCGCTGCGACGGCGGCCCTCCGCCATCTTCGCCCGCTGGCGGCGAGTCGCTGCGATCCGCCGCGCGTCGGCTTCCGGCACGTTGCCGCCTTCGCATTCGCGCTGGCCCTCGCCGTAGCCCTTCCAGTAGGCCCGCCGGTCAGCGGCGTTGTCGGGGTAAAGCTCGCGTGCGCGCTTCCAGGTTCCGGCGACCGCGTCAGTGTGGCCTTGCGTCTTGGGGTCCATTTTGTCCTCGCTTCGTGTGGGGTGGATTGCCATACTCCCAACATAGCACCTCTTGGCCACTTGTCCAGAAGTCTTATGAACGTCTTCGTCACAGACGCCAGCCGCTCGACCAGCAGATTCCGGCTTGGCTCTGTTTCCGCGCCAAGCCTGACGGGTGGTCCCACTGGTCGCGCTGAAGTTTGAGATACCCCCCCTATCAACTGGCCATGCCCTCAGCGTTGACCTCAGCCCCTCTGGGCCACTCCACCATCCTTTGGGCCTGGTACCCATTCCTTTGTGCTCTGGGTCCCCCTGTGGCTGAGGATGGCTGCTAGGCGGTGCTGTGGGTGGTGTTGTGGGTCCTACCTGGCGTAGCGATCTCGTAGACGGTCACAGCGTGCGCACAGCAGCACACCGTTCGCCGGGTCGTACGCAGCAGGATCGCCATCTGCGTACGACCTCAGTGGCTTCGGGTAGTGGCATGCACGCAGGTCATGAGCCGATCCGCAGATGCTGCAAACCACATCTCGGGCAAGTATTGCTTTCCTGAACGCCTTTTGAGAATTTCGATCTCGCTGGGACCAGCCCTTGCTCGGCGTGCGTCTGTGGGCTTCGCAGTAGCGCTCGTCTGAGAGCCGACCGCATACGTTGCAGGTGAACCTCATGCAGAACGATTTTCGTGAGTCGATCTCGATCGTCGTCGCTTACGCGAACTGAGCGGGTCAGCGTCTTACTTAATAGAGCTTGGGTCGGCGGCGTCGGCCATCATCTTCTGCGCGCCCTCGATGATCCAACGCGCGTATCCGACGCCTTTCGCTTCAGCGAGTTTGAGCGCCGCAAGCTGGCCCTCCATGTAGGCGCGCGTCTCGCCTGGCGTGCGCGGTTTGATCGGCTCAGTCGGCGTCGGCATCAGAGCTTGGGTTTCGGATAGACCTGAGGTCGCGGAGCGTTGGGACTCGCCAGGCCGTGCTCAAACTCGTAGACCATCCATTCCCACGGCGCCCAGCGCGGCATGTCATGGAACCGGTCCGGTTCGTAGAGCACCGTCAGTTCCGGGTCGATCCTGTCGTGGCCGTTGCCGTCCATCATCGCGGCCTGAGCGCTTCGCGCAGCGCGCGGTCAGCGATGATGCCCCACGATCCTGAGCCGGGCGCGTCGGCGATGTGCTCAAGCGCCTGCCGCAGAATCGGGACTTCGCGCTCCAGCTCGTTCAGGCGTTTGAGCTTGTCGACCACTTCGACGCGGCTGACGCTGGTGGTGTTGTCGCCCACGGCCACGCATCATCGCTCAACGACTGGACCTCTGCCACTGGCGTTGCATCGCTTTCTGAATCTCGGCGGCGCCACCTGCGCTCGCGATCTCGCTGGTGACGATCAGGCGCTGCGCCGGATTGAGCGCGTGCAGGTATTTGCTGAACGCTTCGGACAGTTTCGGCTTCTCCAGCAGGACGTGGCCGATCGCGGTCAGTCTGTGAAGCCCGCCGTCGTCGCGCTCCAGCCAGCCGTACCGCGTCATCCACGCGATCCGTGGACCGATCCCTGAGCGGTCGCCGCGTTCCGGCTTCTCGCCTAACTGGACCCTGATGTCGTAGTTCGCCGCCCAGCCATCGCCGTCAGCCAGGTCGTCTATCACGGCCAGCAGCTCCAGGTCTGAGATCCCGTTGAGGGTGTAGTCGTGCAGCCCGTTAGCTGACATTCAGCATCTCGCTTGTGAGCCGGAACCACTTGTTGTTGCCCTCACGACGCGCCAGCCGGATGACGCCATCCTGGCGCAGGATCTCGAATGCCAGCGCCATGACCGTCGACTTCGCCAGCGACTCGTCAACGACGCCGCGAATGTCGACCTGGCGGAACTCGTCGTTCTCCTGCGCGTACTCCAGCACCGCCGTTTTGATCGCCTCGACGCGCTCCTGTGACAGCTTCGTCTTCGTCGCCGGTTTCGACGCTGGTTTTGACGGCTTCGGCGTTTCGCCGGTCAGCACGCGGATCGCGCGCTCATATCGCTTCACCAGCTCGGCCTGTGTGTGCGCCTGGTCCATGAGCCGCTGTAGCTCGTCGTTGGCACCATCGCGTTTTGTCACCAGCACCTGAATCACGTCGTCGTCGGGGGTTGCCCCGTTGCTCATACTCATCGAGCCTCCTTGAGGATTGCCATGTTGCGAGCGTAGCAGACACTACTTGGCCAGGAGTCGAACCATCCGACATCAGGCCAGGTACTGAGCCGGGACAGGCGCTGTGGATCAACGCATGCAGGACGTACCCGGCTCAGCGGATGCAGCCTACGGCAAAGACCCCGGGATCGGTCGGGTCCGGCTCGACCGAAATCACTTCCCAGCCGCCGTGCTCAAGCAGCGACCGCAGGCCGATCGCCGTGAACCGCCACACGTCATCCGGGAAGTCGTGCAACGGGAACGAGCCTCTGTGATCGAAGCCGCGACAGGTGACCAGCAGAATGCAACCGTCGCCTGCGACCTTCGCCATCTCGCAGATCGAAGTCCACGGCTCCGTGTCGTGCTCCAGCATCTCGCAGCACACGATGCACAGAAAGCGGTTGCTCACCATTCCCAGGTCGTGGGCGTTGAGCACCTGATCGACGCCAGGACCGGGACGCATGTCAATGCCGACGTAGCTGCCCTTGAAGAACGGCCTCACAGAGCCGTTGACGTTGAACGAGCCGACCTCCAGCGTCGGCACGTTTGCCAGATCGCGCTCAGCAACCTGTTGCTGCACCCACGACATCACGCTTTGATGCACTGATCCTCCGATTCAGGATCGCGCGCTCCCACGCTTCTGGCCAGCGCCAGGCGTTGCGCTCGATCGTCAAAAACCTCTCGACCTGCTCGCGGTACGTCTGACCGAGATGGTGGCGCTCATCGAAGTCCATCAGCCGGTTGCACGACCGGCGCCAGACCTTCGACTTCGCCGCTGCTATCTCGCCGACATCGAACCGGCGCCACAGCAGCTCATACTCAGGCAGGTCGCTGGCCACGAACGGGATGCCGAGAGCCGCGTATTCCAACCCTTTGAGCCACGACTTGGCGGCGTTGAACACCGTGTCCTGAAGCGGCGCGATCCCGATGTCGAACTGGCTCACCACCAGACGGTGTAGCTCCAGCTCGCGCCATGCGGTACCGACGAACCGTGCCGGGTCGACCTCAAGCTGCTTGCAAATCTCGGCCGCGTGTCCTTCGCCGCCAGCGCACATGAACTGCCAGCCGGGATGGTCATCGAGCGCCATTCCGACACCGCCTCTGGCGGCTTGCAGGTCGACGGGATGGTTGACCGTCGTGCCCGCCCAGCCGATCGTCGCACCGTTCGACGTTCTCGGCAGCGCCAGCCATGAGCCGTGAATGTAGTTGCGGAGCACCACGACACGGCCGTGTGAGCCGTAGCGTCTGGCGAGCTGGTCGGTGCTCACCGTCACCAGGTCGGCGCGTTTGATGCACTCGCCCAGGTGCTGCCAGTTTGAGTGCTTGTTGTGCCGGGGGTGGTGAGCCTGGAACGCGGTGTTCTGCGGGTGCGCCGTGTGGAAGTCGTCGTCCAGCTCGATCACGACCGCCACGCCTCTGGCCTGCACGTAGTCGATCAGGTCGGGCATGATCCAGAACATCGGGCGCTGGAGCACGAGTACGTCGGCGTCAATGTCGACGCTCACGAACTGCCCGTCCGCGTTGACCACGACCGGGAAGCCGACCTTCTGCGGCACGACCTCGATGTCCAGGTTGAGCCAGTGAGCAAGCGCGTCGACAGGTTGGGTGATCCGGTAGGTGCCGGATGAGTCGGCGGCCGCCGTAGCGACAACCCTCATGGCCCTGCGAACTCGCCTCTAGCGATCACGCGCGTGTGGCCCGATTGGGTGATCGTCAGCCAGTCGCCGTTGGCGCGGTTGACGATCAGCGGCGCGTGCTGCTCGTACAGCCAGCCGGTCACGACAGCGTCGGGACAGCGTTGGGCGAATGAGTCGAGCGCGCGCGACTGGACAGGCGTGTACTCACCATCACCGATCTCCAGGCTTTCGATGCGGTACAGCTCTACGTCGGACATTGACCCGGCCCTCGCCCCGACCAATCTCGAAAATCAGCCGCGCGACCTCTTGACGCCTGCGCAGGTGTGCTTCTGCGCGCATGGTAAGCGCTCCGCAGGACACGCAGGTCAGCGTGTTCGGCGGGTGCTGATTCTCGACCGCTCGACCGGCGCACTTATGGCAGCGCAACGGCGGCATCTCGATCCTGCCTTCGCGCAGATCCTTGTACGCCTGGACGGCACGCAGCTTCTGCGCCGGGGTCAGGTCCATCATCAGCGGTACGCCTTCGACTTCGCCTTGAAACGTCATGTGGGATTGCCTTTCTTCTTCAGCATCCGCTGGACAGCTTCGGCCACGGTGAGCGTCTTGCGAACGGGCGGCTTGTCCGACCGGTCGGATTTCTCGGTCGGACGTTTGCCGTCCAGGTTGTGCTCAGCGACCTCGATGCACTCGTAGATGTCCATTTGGCCGGGGATGTGTTCGATCTCGTCGGCTATGCGAACCTCCGTTCAAAGGCGGCCTCGATACGGGCCTCGCGCTCGATCTGCGCCCGGAAGGCGGGATCGGCCAGCAGCGCGTTCTGGCGGGCCTGCTCGGCTTCCAGCCGGTCGCGCTCTGCGGCCATGCCGTTACGGCACACCGGGTAGGCGCCGATGGCGCCGACGATCTCGCCGTGGCAGTTGTGCTCGGCGGGCGTCTGGCACGTCCAGGGACGCGGCGGGGTGTAGTTGTCGTTCAGCAGCGGCAGCGGGCGGAGTGCGTTCTGGCTCATGCTGCCACCTCCGCCCGGATCAGCGCCCGGCCAGCAGCGGTCAGGCTGCGGGGGTCGACGGGTGCGGGGGTCGGGTGCTTGCGCGCGTACTTCGCGCGGTCGGCCTTGGCGGCCAGCTTCTGCGCGTTGCGGAAAGCGGCCAGTGCTTCGTTGCGGTCCTTCAGGGACATTTCGATGC